AGCATTTCCTGTAGTGCTTTGGTTAAATGTAGGCCATGTAAATGTACCTGTACTAAAGTTACCTGATGTAGGAGTTCCCAATACAGGGGTCACTAAAGTTGGGCTAGTGGCAAATACTAATGCGCCTGAACCTGTTTCATCAGTTACGGCAGAAGCTAAATTTGCAGAACTAGGAGTAGCTAAAAATGTTGCTATTCCTGTTCCAAATCCTGTAATGCTACCAAGAGCAGGGGTAATTGTTGTATTAGTTACAGAAGTTACTTGACCGCTTGCATTAGTTATAAATACAGGAGATTGAGTAGCAGAGCCATAAGTTCCTGCTGTACCAACAGGGGTAATGCTAAATGTAGACCCTGTTAAAGTTAAACCTGTTCCTGCTGAATATGTGCCTGAAGTCGAAAAATTCGACCAGGTCATTGGTGTTACACCTAATGTACCGCCTGGTTGAGCTAAGTTATACCAAAGCGACCCTGCTTGTGCGCCACCATCTACAAAAATCAAAGCTCCTACATATTGAGCCCATGTTGTAGAACCTGTGGCATAAGTCCAAGCACCAGCAGAAGCTGCATAAATGCCGTTTTGAGCAGAGTTTGTTTGATTCTTGACTAAGACTATGTCACCAGCAACTAAAGTTACACCATCAATCGTTTGCAAGCCTGAAAGCGTAATATTTCCTGTAGTTCCTGCTTGTGCTGGCTGTTTCCAACTAATTCCTAAAGCAACTGTATCTACATACAATTTATTAGCAATATCAGTAGAGCCAACAGGAGTAGAAAAAATTGTTCCTGTTGTGGTTGCTATATTGGTAAAAACCCCTGTTGAAGGGGTTGTAGCGCCAATAGTTGTGCTGTTAATAGTGCTGTTTGTAATCGTAGCATTATTAACATTACCACTCACAGGAACAGTAAATGGCTGCCCTTGACCGATAAATGTTTGAAAATTACCCTGAACATCAAATAAAGCCTGTACAGGCAATATATTTTGATCAACAGTAGAAGCTGGAGCAGTCATAACAAATCCTTAAATTAAGCAATTCCTTCGCCAGGAGTTATTTCTACGCTTGCAGCACTAGCAATAAACCAAGCATTAGGAGGAATACCGCTAAATACACCGACACCATTTGCTGGCAATGTTAATACTTGAGCCACACCAGTAGCGGTAGGAGTAGTAGCTACAGGGGTTACAGTCGCATCAGAAGGTTCTTGAGGAGCCCATCCAACACGAATTAAAGAGGCTGTCAAATTAATAATGCGATACCCTGATGGATATACATTGTTATTAGACTTAACTTGTACAGCCGATGTTCCCACTAAATAAGTTGCCCCAAAAGGAGCAAAAGCTGAATCGTAAGCCATTTTTAGCTCCTTAAACTGCTGTTACAGGTAATTGACCTTCAGGTCGCACAACTTGAATGTAATAAACACCAGCAGCAGGAGTTAATGTTCCAGCAGTAATATTGCCAAATTGAACAGACAATACACCAGCAGTTAAACAATCTGCTTCAGCAATAACGATGCCTGAAGTTTGTGTTCCAGCATAGCTAATAACATTAACAATATCAGTAGTTTGTAATCCTGGTACGCTAAATGTTTGCGCTGGACTTACGGCTGTTAATACAGCAGCTGGAGTTAATGATGGAGCAATATAGAAAGTGCTGATAGCATTTCCACGAGCAATAGTGGTAGATGGCATGGTTTTTCCTTTAAATAAGGTGAATCAATTATAGGGTATTCAAGAAAAAAAGCCATACTTTTTGGGCATGGCTTTTTTCTTTACATCGTTTGGTTATTAGTTAGATACGCTAAAGTCGTAACCATAAACATAAACATCAAAAGTAGCTCCTGCAACGGCTGTAGTCAAAGGTGCTGTAACATTTAGATACACATTTTGTACTGTTTGTGCAGTTGTTTGTGCAGTTGGAGCAACCAAAGAAGCACCTGGAGGAGTACTTAGATTAGCTGCTGTAATTGCGCCATACAAGCTAGAACCGCCTGAAGTTGAAGCAACACCTAATGCTAAACCTGTAGGAGTAACAGCAACTCCTGCGTTGTTTAGATTAGTAACAATTAGGCTCTGTGGTAAAAATACAGAGCTATTGTTTACTTGCATAGCATAACTAGCGATTGCGTTTGCGTTTACATTTTTCAGGGTAGCGATCACACGCAATGACTGATTAGTCGTTACATTTGAAGGATGCGCTGAATTGGTTACTGCTGGTCCTGGATTTGCCATGATATTTTTCCTTTAAATAATTAGGTTAATTAAGCTGCAACACGGCAAGCGAGTTCAGGATACAGAGGAGCCCAGCCATACAGGACATCAACACGAGTAGGAATACTATCGTTATTAATTGTGTATTGACGAACTACACGCATTGACAGACCAATTTCCTTATCGGAAGCACGACCTGCGAAATGGACACCTTCAGGCAATTCCAAATCAGCCATAGCCATTGTGAACGCATTGCGGTGCATTACGATGTTTTGTGGTGATACAACTCCATTACCACTTGCATTGTATTGTGAAGCAAAGAATGTTACAGCAGCTGTAGATGATGTAGAAGGAATCGACACATTTTGGAACTGACCAGCAGAAATAATAGCTGGGGAAACAGTTACAGAAACGCTTGAACCTGAAGCAACTGAAACAGCAGATTTAACTACGAATGAACGCAGTTTGTTTGTGCCGTAAGCTTGACGATTTTGTGGGTTAACAGCATAAACACCAGCGATTTGGAATGTATCACCAGCATTTAGGTTGATTGTGCCAGTATTAGCAGCAGTCAAAGTGATTGTGGACTGTGATGCCCAACCGCTTGTCAAGAAGCCAGTAGCTGTTGTTGTGTTAACAGAAGCAGTTACTGTAGATGATGAAAAGTTACCAAAAGTCTGTGAAATGATGTTTTGGTCAAGTTTCCAGTTCATACCGCCTGAATCACGACCCATTAAGCCTTTTTCGTATTGCATACCAATTTTTTCATTTGGTACGAAAAGACCTTTTAAGCTGTCAACGATAGTTGCAGATGTAAATGGCTCAACGATACAGCTTCTACGACCATCACGAGGCGCACCTTCGGAATCTAAGTAAGCCTGTGCTGACAAGTATGTGTACAAGCCAGTTGGAGGAGTACCAGCAGTTCCTACGATGTTTGCTGTGTTAAGGGCAGCAGTTGTTGTGCCGTCAAAGTCAATTTTGTTAGCAATAGCAGCAACAGCAGGCTTCAGAATACGATCAGAGAACATATCCAAAGACAATGCTAAGTCTTGAGTTGTGAATTGTGTATCCACATGGAACTGAGTTGAAAGAGTTACAGGAACTGAAGTTTCGTTCAAGTCCTCAACATTCAACGCTGGGCCTGTAGTACCAATAAAACGACCAGGTCTACGGACATTGACTGTTGCGCCAATTTTTGCGCCAACTACGGCAAATTGGTCATCATAGTTACGATCTACTTCTGATGTAAATGTTAATTCGTTTTCCAAAACCATCAACGCTTCGTTGGTGATCTTGGAGATGGTTAGCAATGTATTTGCCATGATTTATTTCTCCAAAAAAATTAGGTTTATCGAATCTTACCAGCCAGCCTAGCAGCTTTCCATTGACTAGGTGTACCCATAAACTCCCCATTGGTGTCTACAAGAACATCTGCGCCAACTCTGCCACCAGTCAAAGGTTTAATAGGACTCGGTGCTTTACTTCTAGAAACAGACTCTTGAACGGCTTTTGCAACAGGTTTTTCTGCCTGCGCCTCAAACCTTGCCTCTAACTTACCTATTTCCTTAAGAGCTTTCATAACTGGCATTGCTGCCAATTCGTTTGCATAATCATCGTCTGATGCTAGTGCATATAGGATTTGTGGCCCTACATCGCTTTCTAAAATGCTGTCTCGTATTTCGTCTCTTACGACTACTTTACTTTTCGGCACTACATCATCCCAATCATCATATTCAGCCTTTGCTTTATCCAATTTAGCTTTCCAGCTATCTTGTTGTCTGCGTTGGGCATCCTGTGCATCCCTTTGCTTTAAGGCATTATCCGCACTCCATTTTGCTAAAGCTTCTGCATATTCAAAAGCATCATCAAATTGGCTTGCATCAGGTTTACCATCATTTTGTACAGGCTTTTCTTGAACCTGTTCTTGTTGAGGGTTTACCCTACCTTCAAGCTCTCTTAAGCGATTTTCAAGTTCAGCAGCTTTAGCTTCAGCTTCCTGCGCCCTTTTGCTTACTTTCTCAAATCGTTTATTAAGTTTGTCTTTCGGCTTCTCAAGCTCTACTTCTTTAGCTTCTTCCTCTGCTTGTGGTTCACTCTGCTCTGAATCTTGCGCTGGCTCTGTCGGTTCGACAGCCTCAGTTGGCTCGATTGAATCAGCTAAACCTAATCTTTCTGCATAAAAGGTTGTTGCATTTTCACTTGTTACTACACTACTTGCTTCTTTTGCATCGGCCATGATTTCTCAAGCTCCTAATGTTATTAAACTACAAAATACTCTAAAAATAAATAATTGTCTATTTATTCTTCTTCATCTTCATCATCCAAAGCTGCATCAATTAATGCTTTTTGGATTAATAAGTCTTTTTTACTCATGCTTTCAAATGGGTTTGTAGGCTCATTTTCTTCAAACTTCTTACCAGCCTTTCTTGCCATTTCTCGCATTTTCCACTCTAAAGCGTTGCTACCTGTAATTGTTGGCATACTTCCTCCGATTGTTAAATGCCTCTTTCAATAGCTTCATCAAGTACTACATTTTCAGACTTTAAATTCATATTAGCCAGGATTAATGCTAATTGGGCTTTCATTTGCTCAATTTCTAGCTTAGTTTGAGATTCAATAACTGTGTCATTAGCTTGGGTATCGGTACGCATACGAGCATCTTCCATACGAGCCTCAACATCCATAGTTTTACGCTGAGTTTCAGCTTCTTGTTTCTGCTGTTCAATGCTTGCACGATATTTCATATCCATCTGCATAGCTTGTAATTGCTGTTGCAACTGCTCAATAGTAGCCTGGCTTTGTTTAATCATCATTTGCGCCTGCGGAGGAACATCTGAGTTTTCATCAATTTGAGCCAAAGGATTAGCTGCGGCAAGGCGGTCAGCAATGATGTCAGCACCATGAAAATCCATATTTCTAAAAATTAAGTCACCAGCTTGTGCCATTAAATTAGGGTCAGAAGGCAGTAGCTGCAACATAGTTTCTAGCGATTCTTGTCTACGAGAAGCAAACCCAGGGCCTGTTTCCATCACAATATCGTATTCACCAACAGTCATATCATTGAGAACCTTTTGAACACCATTCTCATCGTATTCGCCTGTTTTTTCATTGATTTTGGTTAATTCGCCTTTGCCATCTTCTCCGATAATGCGTAGAACTCTTTCTTCGCTATATACATAAGGAATAAGGTCTAAACAAACCCTTCCGCATTGACGGATGGAGCGAGTTAAATTGTCGTAATAATGGAAATTGGTCATATCGGCTTGCATTTGCATTCCGTTTAACGCTTTTCCTGACTGATTACCATTAGGCAGTTGAGTTGGATCATAAATACCAACAACCGCTTTTAAATCTTGATTTAAGCCTTCTAAAGCTGTAACCATTCCCATTGGAGGCGGTTCAGGCTGAACACGAATTGGAGGAGGGGCTACTCTACCATCGCTATCTGTCTGCTTGTAACGCAAAACAGGCATTGATTTAATGTTTGCCTGATTCCATTCGCTTTCATGTCCTTCATCTTGACCTTCAGCCAACATATATTTGGCTTTAGGAGCAAGGGCAACGGATTCTGTAAGAGCAGTAGACCAAAAGTTATACATACGCTGTGGGTCTTTAGCCATACGAGTAAGGCCAAACTTCTTGCGTTTGCTATCTACTATGAGC